ATATAGCGCAAAGTCAGAATATTTATATTGGAATACCTCGTGAGCACTGTTACAGTGCGGATGAAGTGCGATGCAATTTGAAAGAACATCTTAGTGTAGCTTCTGTTATCCTGAAGAAACTAAACCCACTTACAGCACAGCATGACATCCTATTGGACATGTTTCATAAGGCTGAAAAAGTCTACGATGGGTTATGCCGTAAGTTGAATACACAGCGGATTACTCCTTATGGGCTTGTTTTTCATGGTGCCCCACAGATAGGTAAGAGTTCGTGTATTGAGATGAGTACCAAGGTGTTATCAGCTGTCTTGAACAAAGAGCATGACCATCATATGGTATTCTCCAGGAATTGCCATCAAGACTACTGGGATGGATATGAAGGCCAACCAGTAGTACATTTCTCAGAAGTCGGTTCTAAGAAAGACTCCCAACTAGCTGCTAAGGGTGATCCTGCAATGGAAGAAATTACATCACTTATTGATTCCCGTCCGTATATGTTAAACATGGCAGACGTTGATAAGAAGGCAACTGTCTTCTTTACGTCCCTCATGGTAGTCATTGACACTAATGACAAGATGATGGGTGTCAAAAGTTCGAGTGCTCAACCAGGTGCGATCATAAGGCGTTTTGTGTTTGTGGAACCAAAGCCACTTGAAAGGTATGCTACTAATGGGAAGTTGGATCCTTCGAAATGCAATGATGATGCAGCTTACTATGATCGCTGGACTTTCACAGTGCAGCGCGGGTCATGCACTGGTGTTAAAATGCCAATATTTGAAACATTGCATAAAGATATGAGTTCTTCTGACTTTAGGAAATGGTTATACGATGATCTGCAGGCCCATTATGAACGTGAGGAACGTATCATGGCTGGGCGGGAAAATATTATTTTTTCTCATGACGATTTTACTGATGTCTCAGATTTGGATTCTGATCTTGGTGATTTCTCGGATGATAAGTATGATGATGATGAAAATTACCCAATCATTGAGTATGAAGTAGAGTGTGCACAATTCATTAATGATAGTGTGCGCGTAGCTAAAGCGCGTTGGTTCCTTTCATGGCTGTATATCAACTTACAGTGGACTATAGTAACGTGCGCGTATACTGCTGTTTCTCTTTGTCTAGGAATTTTTGACATGGTCGTTCTTAAACGTACTGATTCTGAATATTTTCCACTTGCGGTGGCATCATTGCTTTCATTTAGTGTTGTATTGACGTTACACTCATATTGGGCATTGTTTTACCTTATGGCATTTGTTTGTCTAAGTGTACTCTGTGTCAAGAAAAGTGATATAGAGGGCAGATTAACCCTTGCTATACATTTGTCAATTATGCATTTATGGGAGAA